GAAGATGACAAAGGATTGATGTTTGTTGCCGAAATTCCAAAGACAACTCTTGGAATGGATGTATTGGAACTTATTAAAGGAGGTGTGATCACTGAAAATTCAGTTGGCATCCTTCCACTTCAGAAGCAAATGAAAGATGATTACAGAGAAATCACAGAGGTTAAATTGTATGAAATCTCTGCAGTTACTTTAGCAGCTAATGATCAAGCAAAGATCTTAGATGTGAAGGGTAATGTTGATTACCAAAAATTATACAAGCGTTTTGATTCATTGGCAAAGATTATTCGAAAGGGTAATGTTTCTGATGAAATGGGATACGCAATCGAATCCGAGATACTGAAGCTAAAATCATTATTCATTGATTTCACAAAGCCGATCCAAAAAGAGATCACTTTGCCGAAAGAAGAGGATCAAGCTGATGTGTTTTCGTACTTATCAAATAAATTAAAATAATCACATAACTTTTTTCAATTATGAATGAAAATACAAAAGCACAATTGGATCAATTAGGAGATCTAATCGATGCGAAGCTTGAGAAAGCTCATGGACAGGCAGTTGATTCTGCCACAGGGAAAGCTGATGAAATCCTAAAAGGAGAGATCAGTAATCTAACAAATCAATTCAATGAGAGAATGGATCAAATGGAAGTTGCTAATAAAAAGCATTTTGAAGCTTCCAAAGATGTTTCTTTCAAAGGTGCATTAAACAATGCAATCAATGATGGTGCAATCGAATCTGTTGTAAAAGGAAATTCACGCTCTGCTTCTTTTGAAGTAAAAGCTGATATGACTGTTGCTGCTGATTTCACAGGAGAAGTTATTCCTGCTGATCGTGTTGCAGGATATAAATTCGATCCTAGCCGTTCAGTTCACGTTCGTAACCTTATTCCACAAGGATCAACTTCATCTGATGTTGTTCGATTCGTAAAAGAATCAGGATACAGCAATGGTGCTGCAACTGCTGCTGAAGGTGCTACTCTTGCACAGTCAGATTTCGATATGACTGCATCTGATGCGAATGTTCGTAAGATTGGAACGTATTTCCGTATCTCTGAAGAGATGTTGGCAGATACTCCACAGCTTACTTCATACTTATCAGCTCGTGCACCAGAAAAACTACTTTCTGTTGAAGATACTCAAATCCTTTCAGGAAATGGTTCTGCTCCAAACTTGAGTGGTATCATCACTGATGCAGCCGATTTTGATACTTCATCTGGAGGTGCTTTCTATCAATCAGTTGAGGCAGCTAATGAATTTGACGTACTTGTTGCAGCTCTTAATCAAATGGCTTTGAGTGAATATCAAGCAGATTATATTATGCTAAATCCAACAGATTTCCATAAGATTCTACTTATAAAAGATACAACTAACAGTTATATTAAGGATCAAGTTTACGCAGGATTACAGCCATCATTTATGGGTGTTTCTGTTGTGATCAACACAGCCATTACTGCAGGAACTTTCCTTGTTGGTAACTTCGGTGTTGGAACACAGCTTTGGGTTCGTGATAATGTTGGTGTTGAGTTCTTCAGAGAAGATGGAACTAACGTGCGTGATGGCTTCGTTACAGTTCGTGTTTCTGAAAGAATTGCACTTACAAATTACCTTCCAAATGCGTTTGTTAATGGAACATTCTCTACTGCAAAAACTGCATTGGAAACTCCATAATAACAACATAATTATAGGATTAAAGGGTAGCCATTTGGTTGCCCTTTTTTTTGGCTTAAAAAAATAAAAAGAAAAAAAATTTGCTTTTCTGTTTGGAAATGAAAAAATCTTTTCTATATTTGCTAAAGAAATCAGAAACATTATGAAAGCAATTATTTGGAAAGACAGAACAATAACTTACAAAGTAGGAAACTCAACTTACACAGAAAAAATAGTTTTAGAAAATGATGACTATTATACTGTTGTAGAAATTGGAGCAGGAGAGGAACTTTGGAATGCAGGATACGCAGTAGGCAATAGAGTTTACAAAAAACATATAGATTTAACAACAATATAAATAACAGGGGGAGCAATCCCCCTTTTTAAATCAGAAAAAAAAAGATTATGAACAATAGGGCAACAGATATAGTTTTGGGATTTGCAATTATGCTTTTCATCATTACTTTGCTCATGAAGATAATTACTTTAAATTAGAACAATGAAAAATAAAATTGAAAAATACTTATTCAGGGCAGCATTTTGCCTTATGGTATGGGCAGGAATAGTTGGATTTTTATTATTGGCAACTTGGATTGATACGATATGAAAAAAGTAAACAAGGGCGTTCTGGGGTGGATCTTCTTTCTGATAGGAGTGAGGTGTATTTATATCTTCAATGATGCCTTCACAGGGATCTTCATGATCCTGATTGGATTCACAATGATGTTAAATAAAGATAAATAAAATGTATATTTTGGAAAGCTGCAAAGAGATGATAAAAGAGTATATTCGGCTCATGGATGATGAAGCATTCAACAGGATGCCATTGTCAAAACAGATAATGATTCTCAATCGTATGGAGGAGATCAGAAATGAATTATCAGAGAAATCTGATGATGTTTAGTTAAGTTTTTTTCATTATTTTTTTTTGGTTCTTTAAAGGAGTTGCAATTTGTAGCTCCTTTTTTTATATCTTTAACTGCATGAAAGGCAATGAAAGTGGCTGTTTTGCAGAATACAAGTTTGCGACAAAGGCAATGGAACAGGGATTCAATGTGTCGATGCCACTTCTGGATTCATCTCCTTATGATGCCATCATTGAAAAGGATGGAGAAACATTCAAGATTCAAATCAAATACGTTTCAGCAGATCGAAAAAAGAGAAGGAATGATTTTCATCTTTCTTTAGGCAGGAGGAGTGGTCAGAGTTTTTACTCTTTAGAATACGTTGATTTCTTTGCCATCTATTATGCAGAGGAGAGTGGATTTTTCATTATTAAGAATAAAGAGCAAAGAGCAATAAGATTATCAATGAATGGTATTTATAAAAATAATTTTAGTAACTTTGCTTTGATTACAAAGTAATCGTTTTTTTCATTGTTTCTGATATTAAGAGCTGCATCTCATGTGGCTCTTTTTTTTTACCTTTACAAAAATTAAAGTGATGCGACAGATAACGATAAACAGCACAACAGGAAATGAGATTATCACAGCACAGGATGTGAAGGATTTTGTGAGAATTGATACCTCTGCTGATGATTCATTGATTACATTGATGATCGAAACAGCTCGGATGTTTTGTGAGAATTACATTTCCAGAGATATCGTGGCAAAGAATAGAACTTACTATCTTGATAAAACTGAAACAGGGTTAATTGATCTCCCATTCTCTCCAGTGGCATCAATTGCATCAGTAACTGTGAATGATATTGCAACTACATATGAAGTGATCGGATTGAACAATGAAACGATTGAATTGGATGGAGGAGCTGCAGAGAAAGTGAAGATCACTTATATAACTTCAGGGATCAGTAATGGATTGATCAAACAAGCTCTTTTGCAATCTGTTTCAACTTATTACGATAATCGTGCAGATTTCATACAAGGTCAAAGTTTGCATTTGCTTCCATCTGCTGCAAAGAATTTATTGGCATCATACAAATCAATGTTTGTGTAATGGATGCAGGGAAATTAAATAAAAGAGTTAAGGCAATCCGATTGACAAAGGCATCTGATGGATTTGGGGGTTTCACAAGTTCTGAAGCTGTGGCAGGAACATTCTGGTGCCACCTGAAGCAAAACAAAGGGGAAATTAAGCAGGAAAATGGAATCAGGGAGCAAAGAGTTGAAATTGAATTGATCATGCGTAAAAAGGCAGCAAATGAGATTTTAACAACAGATGTGCTGCAAATAGAGGGGCAATCAGAAAAGCATCGGATCATTGATAAGTTTGATTCGGATATTGATTTTTACACAACGATAAAAGCAGTGAGAATCCAATGAGTGCAAAGATAAATCAATCGGATCTGAATAAGCTCAATAAAAAGATTGCAAATCTTAAATTGTACTCAAAGCAGGGTTTGTCAACTGAAGTTGGGAGAACTGCAATGGAGATTGTTGGAAGGGCAAAAAAATCAGCTCCTGTTGATACAGGAAATTTGAGAGATGAAATTTCATCTGAAGCATCTGGAAAGGGGATTGATGTTATTTCAAATGCAGTTTATTCTCCGTATGTGGAGTTCGGAACAGGTGGAGAAGTAAAATTGACTGACATGTTAGATCTTGGAATTTCTGCTGATTATGCAGCACAATTCAAAGGCAAAGGAATCAAAGAAGTAAATCTCCCTGCACGTCCATTTTTCTTTTCATCTGCAAGGGTTGGATTCAAAAATATGCTCAAGAGAGTTGAAAAGCAATTAAAAAGAATGACATGAGAGAGGTAATCCACAGAATAAGAAAAGCAATCATTGACAAGCTCACAGGGAATGTTGATTTGAGAGGATCTTCAGTGCCTATTTATGGGAGAGTTCCATCGAACGCTG